ATGACAATGACAACATGCAGGAAGTGTGGGAGCGAAGTCGCTCGTAAAGAAAAAAAATGTCCGTATTGTGACGTTAAAAAACCGGGGGAACGATGGTGGCACCCTTTAGCTGCCCTCGCTGTTCTCATAGTGGTTTTGGGGGTGATTCCAAAGGCGTGCTCTTATATACCAGAGGCACCAAATGATACATCGTCTAAGGATAAAAACACCTCACTCAAGCAATGGCGAAGCATAGATAAAGGTGAGCGCTCTAAAATTATTGAAAGCTATTTATCTCAAGCTGGCATATCCCTAAGCGCATCAACCGATTTTTACAAATGTATTAGCCAGCACTCATATACGAAAAATGATGATATCAAGGCTTCCGAGGCGCTTGATTGGTGTAAGCAAGATTATCAAAAGGATCCGTCTGCTTTAGCCAAGATGGTAGATTTTGACGTTTTTAAAAGTAACGTCAGATTGTTTGATAGCTCATACCAACCGCTTATTGCCGCAATCAAAGACGACATGAATGATCCGTCTTCCTTCAAACATTTGGAAACTAAGTATCGGTTTATCCTGGATGGTGCAGCACCTTACGCCATTGCCACAACCACTTATCAAGGTGCCAATAGTTACGGCGCAACGGTGAAAAATCAGTTATCCGCTAAAATCGATTTAAAGACTGGTCATATTGTCGAATACTTACGATGAAACAAAACCCCGCGATAATCGCGGGGTTCTTTTATAAAGCAAGATTTAGCTGATCCCTTCCATAGTGAGACGCCGGGAAGGCATCGCGGGGGATAAAGTCAGGCGGTAACGGTGCTGTACCGGCACGCTTTGTTACTTCCCTTTCCACGCTGTTAAGCGTGGTAAATGATCGGCTACATTCCAGATTCTGACACTGGTGATATTGCCGGATTGTCATATCAGTAATTTTACGGCTGGTACGGGTGCGGGCCATAGCGCCGCAAAATGGACATCTGAACATAATGATGGCTCCCCTGTGGGAGTTGAACTCCATTTCATTTTATTCAGTTTCCGCTATCCAGTCAGGTATTTTTGCTTCCAGCTCCAGCCGGGTGGTAAAACCGCTGTCGTCTATGACGTGCTCAGCACGCGCAATAATCCAGTCCTGATTGTCTATTTCATCCTTAAAACCGCTAACCGTAACGTGCATTTCCGGGTAAAGCTCAGCGCGGCCACGCGCCAAGGTGATCGAAAACTCTGCTGCGCCACGCTGAAGCTGTTGCCACTTTGCAGCCGCCGCACGTTTCGCCGCCTCTTCATTCTGGTAGGTCTTGCGCAGCACATAGACGTTACCGTCTGCGCCCTCCATGTAATCACCCTCACGGCTGCTGCTCTTCTCTTTTTTGGGCTTTGCAGGCTTGCGACGCTTAACACTGACCTTTTTCTTTTTGCCAAAATTGAGATCCAGCCAGTAAGCCCTGACGCCGGTATACGCATCCCGATCGGCAATACGGAATCTGTGCCGGTCGCCACTCGTGCGGTCAATGCTGGCAGAGGGTAGCGCCTTCCCGTCAGCGGTCACACCACCACCCGGCAGGATAAATAGCAGACTGCCATTCTTGACGGTAGCAATTGCGCCCAACATTTCCGCCATGCGGGTAAGGAATGACATATCGCTTTCCTGCGTCTGGTCGGCGTGATCAATCTCAATATCCATGAGCATTTCACTGATCTGCGCCTTCAGTCCGTAGCGGTGCGCAATTGCCGACACAACGCGCTCTACGGTCACGTCATGCCATGATACTTCACGCTTTACGTTGAACTCTTCGCGAAAATCAGCGCTGCGGGCAGTAACACCAATGGTATCTGCCGGGCCTTCGTGGGATACCTCGTCAACCGTGTACAACCCCTTGTAAATCAGCGGTTCACCCAACCAGCCAAATGATACGGCAAGCTCGGCCCCGCGCGGCGGCAGTGCAACCATACCGTCACTATCATCAATGGAAATAGATAGCTGATCAGCATCAAAGCCCCTGTTGTCCGTCAGTGACAACGACATGATCCGATCATCAAGCTGCGTCAGTACCTTGCCGCCCATCGTAATGCTGAACCCCGGACTTTTTACCGCCTCGGTAAGTGAATCGTTATAACTGCTGACGGCGTCGTTAAGTGATTTTGTCAGGTCTGTAAGTGCCATGCTTTCCCCCTTCTTCCGGCGAAGGATCCCACGCGCGCGGGAGAGACCAAATCGGTTTTTGTTGTCGCCGTCCGGCCAGACCCGCAATAGCGTGAGTGGCGGTCAGACATGGGGGATTATCACTGCGAACTCAATAACGTAATGGTGGCTAACATGTCAGAGACACGTTTCCACGGTGTACGCGTCCGGGAGAATACCGACCTGGTAACGGCCATCAATGACATTGAATCCAGTGTCATTGGGGTCGTTGCCGTGGCGGATGATGCCGATGCGGAAACCTTTCCCCTGAATACCCCCGTGTTACTGACGCGGGTTAACAACGTGCTGGGTAAGGCGGGTAAAACCGGCTCCCTGTACAAAACGCTTAAAGCCATCGCTGACCAGACCAGCCCGAAGGTTATCGTTGTGCGCGTGGCCGCAGCCACGGAAGAGGAAGGCGCTAAAACGCAGTCGCAGCTCATTATGGGGGGCACAGCAGAAGACGGTAGCTATACCGGCATGTACGCGTTTCTGACTGCCGAACAGAAGGTAGGTTATCGTCCGCGCATTCTGGCCGTGCCAGGCTACGACACGGAAGAAGTGACCTCCGCGCTGTGCGTCATTGCACAGAACCTGCGCGCATTCGTCTACGCCAGCTGCTATGGATGCAAAACGATGGCTGAAGCCACCGCATATCGTGCGACCTTCGCCTATCGCGAGCTAATGCTTATCTGGCCTGACTTCATCGCCTACAACCCGCTGACAGGAGAAAACGAAACCTTCCCGGCCCCGGCCTATGCCTGCGGACTTCGCGCGCTGATTGACAACAATCAGGGCTGGCACAAATCGCTTTCCAATGTGTCGGTAAGCAACGTGCTGGGTATTTCTCAGGATGTTTTCTGGTCGCTTCAGGCCGAAGACAGCGACGCGAACGAACTCAACAACAAGGAGGTCACGACGCTCATCAAGCGTAACGGTTTCCGGTTCTGGGGCAACCGCGTTACAGACACCAAAGATTATATCTTTGAGGTTTATACCCGTACGGCACAGATTCTGGCTGACAGTATCGCTGAGGCGCAATTCGAATCAGTGGACGAACCGCTGACCCCGGCCAACGTTAAGGACGTGGTTAGCGGCATCAGCGGCAAACTCAATTCACTGGTGACGCAGGGACGGCTAATCGGCGCTGAATGCTGGTTTGATATCCTGGATAACCCGACAACGGGTCTTCGCCAGGGTCAGGTGCGCATTCGCTATAAATATACGCCGGTTCCACCAATGGAAGATCTGACGCTCTACCAGACCTTCACCGACGAATACTTTGAATCGGCGTTCTCTTCGCTGGGAGGTGCATAAATGGCGGTTCCTCACAAACTGCGCCTGTTCACCTGCTTTGTGAACGGCAGCAACTGCATTGGCAAAGTATCTTCCGTGACGCTGCCAAAGCTGACCCGTAAAACTGAAGATTTTCAGGGCGGGGGGATGATTGGCTCTGCTGCGGTAGATCTCGGTCTGGACAGTGGCGCACTGGACACCACGATGGTGGTTGGCGGTCTGGTTCAGTCGCTTTTGCTGAACTACTGCGGCGATATCGACGAGACCCGTTTCCGCTTCGCTGGTGAGTATTACACCGATGGCGAAAGCCTGCTGGTTGAGGTTGAACTACGCGGCCGCATCACCGAAATGGACGGCGGCGAAAGCAAGCAGGGAGAAGACACTTCCGTCAGCTATACGATGAAGAACACCTATTACAAGCTCACTATCGACGACAAGCCGCTGTTTGAGTTTGATCTGCTGAACTTCATCTACAAGAAAGACGGCAAGAATATCTACCCTGACCGCATTACGTCTGCGCTGGGAATGGGTAACTGATTAACCTGAAAAGTGGCGGCACACCCGTGCCGCCCGGAGCATTCAACAATGAGCAAGAAAACTGATAACGCCATTACGCTGGCAAAACCCGTTGTTCGCGGCGATGAAAAAATTACTCAGGTAGCGATCACGGATGAAATCAAACAGGCTGGCTCCCTGCGCGGTCTGAAGCTGGTCAACGTGATGAATATGGATGTGGATTCGGTGGCGGTGCTGCTGACCCGTGTAACTTCACCGCGCCTCAAGCAAACCGAAATTAACGAAATGGATACCCGCGATTTCGTCAGCCTGTCAGAAGCGCTCGTCCCTTTTTTGACGCCTGCGGGGTCTGGAGCATCGAACGAGGCGGAGACGGAGAATCAGTAACACTCCTGCGGTTCGACCTGATCGACGATCTGGTTGCTGATATCGCGGTTGTTTTCAACTGGCCGCCCTCTGAAGTCTTCACGATGGAACTGGGCGAAGTCATAGCCTGGCGTGAGCGGGCGGCTGTCCGAAGTGGAGCCAGTGACAGTGAAAAGCCTTAATATCCGCGTCGCGTTCAGCGCGATCGATAAACTTACCCGCCCGGTCAATGCCGCCCGCCAGAGTGCGGGCGGTTTGTCTGAATCCCTCAAAAAAACACAGTCCAGCATTAAAGATCTGGACAGTCAGTCCCGCACATTCAACCGTCTGCGCGACAGTGTGCAAAAGACCTCCCGCAAAATTGACGACGCCAGCCGGACGCTTGAAGGCCTGAATCAGACGCAGCGGGAAGGTACACAGCTTACAGACAAGCAAAAGGCACATATGGCAGCGCTGGCCGCAAAGCTGGAGCGCCTTAATTCTGCACGCACGCAGGAAATGGTTAAGCTGCGCGCCGCCTCACAGGCGCTGCGCAGCCACGGCGTTTCACTTGTCGGCAGCGATCGCACCATTCAGAGTGCCATACGCCGCACCGAACAATACAACCAGACGCTTGAGCGGGAACGGCGACAGCTTGCCGCTGTCACGCAGGCACGGGCGCGCTACGACCAGATGCAGCAAACGGCGGGCAAACTTCGCGGCGGTGGAACGATGGCCGTTGCCGGGGCCACTGCTGCCGGTTACGCAGCGGGACGCTTCCTATCCCCCGCCGTTGGGTTTGACCGTGAAATGTCCCGCGTGCAGGCTCTTACCCGCATAGATAAAAGCTCAGCAGAATTTTCCGCACTTCGTGAGCAGGCCAAAAAGCTGGGCGCTGAAACGCAGTTCACCACGACTGACGCCGCCAGCGGGCAGGCGTTTCTTGCAATGGCCGGTTTCACTCCGCAGGCCATTCAGGCCGCACTGCCCGGCGTACTCAATATGGCGCTGGCCGGTGGTATGGATTTGGGTGAAAGCGCCGATATCAGCTCAAACATCCTGTCTCAGTTCCGCCTCGATCCCAAAGAAATGGATCGCGTCAGTGACGTATTAACGGGCGCGTTCACACGTACCAACACCGATCTGCAAAATATCGGCGAGGCAATGAAGTACGCCGGGACAGGTCTTTCCAGCCTTGGCGTCAGCGTCGAACAGACAACAGCCATGATTGGCGTGATGGCAAACGTTGGTTTGCGCGGGAGTATAGCCGGGACTGGATTACAGGCCGCGTTTTCACGCCTTGCCGCTCCTACCGGCAGGGCAAAAACCGCGCTCAAGGAACTGGGCGTAGACGTTGCTGACGCCACGGGAAAAATGCGCCCTGCTGAAGAGGTTCTCACGGAACTCTATAAAAAGATCAGCAAGTACGGAGATACCGATAAGCTCTCATTCTTCAAAGATATTGCCGGTGAAGAGGCGTCAAAGTCATTGCAGGCACTGGTTATGTCAGCCGGGAGCGGCGAACTTCAGAAGCTGCTGGGTGAACTGAAAAACGCCAAAGGTGAGGCGCAGAAAGCCGCCAAAATAATGGCGGATAACCTTGATGGCGATCTCAAAAATCTGGACAGCGCCTGGGAAGGCTTCCGCATCCAGATTAACGATCTCGTCAACAATCAGCTTCGCGGCTTGACTCAGGGACTGAGTGACGTTGTGGGGAATATGACGCAGTGGGCGAAAGAGAATCCGAAGCTCGCCCAATCCCTGCTGGTTGTCGGCGGTAGCATTCTGGCACTGACCGCTGCCATTGGCGGCACATCGCTGGCGATCGGTCTGCTGATGGGCCCGCTGGCTAAACTCCAGTTAGGTTTTACCCTGCTGACAGGTGGCAGAGGTATAACCGGAACGATTGCCGCTCTGAGAACACTCGGCACAGCTTCCGGCCCTGCAATGGCAAGCGTGCGCGGATGGGGGCCAGTTCTCGGATCGTTAGCAGGGAAAATGCGGGGAGTTTCAACCATCACCCCCGCGATGCGCGGCGCACTTGCAGGGGCATTTCTTGCACCTGGTGCTGCGCTGGGAGCGCTGACTAAAAACCTCGGAATGCTCGCCCTTCGCCTGACAGGTTTACCGGCCATATGGAGCATGATCACTACTGCGGTGTCTATGCTGGGTACAGCGCTATCACTGCTGTTTAGTCCGATTGGCCTGTTAGTAGCGGCGTTTGTTGCTGCCGGAGTGCTTATCTGGCGGTATTGGGAGCCTCTTAAAGCATTTTTTGCAGGTGTATTCACCGGCATCATGGAAAGACTCGCACCATTACGCGAGACCTTCGCGCAGTTCAGCCCCATCTTTGATGCAATGAGCAACGGTATCAGCCAGGTCTTTAACTGGTTCAAATCTCTGCTTTCCCCGATGGAGTCCAGCAAGGAAACGCTGGATAAATGTGCCAGCGCCGGTGAAGTGTTCGGCAATGTCCTAGGCGGTGCGCTCCAGCTTGTCCTGGCTCCCGCAAAAATGCTACTGGATACATTAGCTTGGATCCTTGAAAAGCTCGGCGTTCTGCCAGATGAGGCCGAAAAAGCCAGGAAGAAGATCGAAGACGCACAGCGCATGGCTGTTCTTCAGGATAAAGTCGCCCTTCTTCAGGGAGATATAGCGAAGGTTGCACCGAAAAAAGTTGAGGTGAATAACGTTCCGCCTGGCGCACCGCAACCCACATCACCGCTGACCGGTGATAACGGCACTATGCGCAGGTTGCAGAGTATCGACAGCAACACCAAAACGACAGCCGACAACACGAAGAAGATCGGCCCCGGCGATATCGTGTTTAAAAACCTGCCGCGTGCGCTGGCCGTTCGTGGGGAATGGAAGGAATCGCAACTGGCCAGCACGGTCAGGAACAACGGGTTAAGCGCACGCCCCGCAGTGGTGGCGGCATCGCTTCCCGTTAAACAGGCTGAACTTCTGCCTGTCAGCCGCAGCGCCAGCAATATACCGGTTGCCGCAGGCGGCTTTACGGGGGAAATCCACGTACACCTTCACGGCGTTGATCGGCAGGACGCGCGCGAAATTGGCCGGATTGCCGCCGACGCAGTGAATGCCGAAATGGCCCGCCTTGCGCGGCTCAATCGCGGCAGCTTCAAAGACAGAGATTAAGGGGAAGCAGCATTATGATGATGATATACGGGATGTTCGTTTTTGAACTGAAAACGTTGCCTTACCAGCAGTTACGCCACTCGCTGAACTGGCGGCATGTGAAAAATGACCGCATCAACCGATCGGCAAAATGGCAGTACATCGGCGCTGGTGAGACGCAGATCAACCTTGACGGGGTGCTTTACCCGGAAATTACGGGCGGAGACGTATCTCTTACCGTGCTGGCAACGCAGGCATACACCGGGCGTCCGTGGCCTTTAATCAGTGGTGCGGGGCAGATTTACGGGATGTATGTACTGACCGGGCTACAGGCCACGCATACAGAGTTTGACCGCTACGGTAAGGCAAAAAAAATAGAGTTTTCGATCAGTTTTCAGCGCTGTGATGAAGACCTGCGCGAACGCCTGCAAGCGTCGTCCGTTGGCGATCTGCTTTCGGGGCTGAAGGATAAAGCCACCTCTGCCTACAACTCTGCCAGTAATACGCTGTCGGGACTTTTCTGACGGCAAATCTATAAATAAAAATCCACCTCTTTAAGAGATGGATTTTTATTTATCCTTGTGGAGGCCAGTTATTTACAACATAGCCATTATTTACCGCTTCAACAAGTATCCATCGGGGAATATCAGGCAACTCAATGAAAGGCCACCCATCACATAGCGACCACTTTTTAAACTCACTTCTGACAGACATCAACTCAGCTTTTTGGCTTTCAGTAAGCTGGCAATCATCTATAGAATAATCTGAAACCAAAAGATTATCTGTTGAAGAAATAAATGCATCCCGATATGCGCGAGCAATCGCTTTCTGTTGGTCTATTGTGATTACAGGCTTCGACACATCCACCCAGCAGGGCTTACCCTTATTTACACCTCGCTGCTTACCTTCTGGCGGCATTTGTGAAAACTCTGTAAATGTGGCTTCACTAACCTCTATAACATCATCAGGAAAAGAGCCTGATTCAATGTAACTATTTTTAATATTGTCTGGATAGAAAGCCACCGCACTCGGGCTAAACCATATTTTCATTTTAACCTCAGATAATTGTATAAATCTGCGACAGAACCAATCATACAAAACATGCAAAACCTAATGATTGGCATCAGCGCCTATTAAATTAACATTAAACACCAACACAAATATATTTGAGCACCGGTGCTCGCTCCGGAATATAAATGGAGTGAAATAAGGCATTCGCTCCAACCTTAGTTGTTGATGTAGTTTGTGCAATCATGACCCACTGCGACCCTGTGGCACCATCATAAAGGCTGCATGAGCAGGCAAAGCATTCAGTTGTAAATGAAATCGGGAAATTAAATATCGCTTGTGATTGTCCCCAGCCGCCAGGATTTATTGCAGGGGCAATCTGCGTTGCTCTTACCGCCCCCCATTGAATAATCAATGGCTTATCCAGACCTTTCACAGGGACTGTTACATAACCATTTTGATTCAACAAACCAATAACAGCCGCCATTTTAGCCCCATCCCCCAACCCAAGATTCTCAAATACCTTGCTTACAAGTCCGGCATCAGCCATTTCTTTAAGCGCATTCGTAATCAGTGGGTATTGTTTATGCGGATTTGCGGCTTCAACATGCTTTTTCATCAAGTCATCAGCATAGGCTTTCACCTCGATAACCTTGTCATCTACATACTTGCGCGTTGCCAGCACCACGGACGGATCAATTTTGAGCGTTACAGCCTCGGTACTGCTGACGATCAGGATTACGCGAATGACCTGCACGCGCCCGCTGCCTTCCTGCAACTGCGGTTTGTAGGTCTCAGCACAGTTGGCAACCGCAATCATATCGCCGTCTTTATCAAACAGGCCGATCTCACGGATCCACCACCCGCCCACGTCTTCAGGTATAACCTGTTCCGCGATAATCTGATTGGTGTTTACGGGGTCGATAGTCAGCATGTTCAGTTGCGCACGGCGCAGCTCATGCGTCAGCGCGGTTTGTGCCGGGTTCGGTGTCGGCAGCGCACCATTGCCATCACCCACGGCCATCTGGGTGATCTCAACCTTCGCACCCAATGCCGTGGCGTTTGCCAGCTTTGCCGCCCCGATGTTGGTTAACAGGGCAAAATATTTAGTCGCCACTTGCGATCTCCACGGTATCAATTAAATGGACTGCCGCGCCGGTGTAGTCACCACCGCCCACGGATATGGTTTCCGGAAAATAAGGGTAAACGGTCAGCGTATCGCCGATATAACATCCCGCCCCGACTTCGATATACCCCTGCGACTGAAGCGAAAGGGACAGGCCAGTCAGGTGACGACTTCTCGGCTTTGCATCGTCAATAAGGCGCTCAAGCTCAAGATAGGTTTCCTCCGTAATCCCCTGTTCCTGAATGCCGATTTCAAGCCTGAAGGTTCCCGGCTCTTCGCCGCTTTGCCACCACTCGATCACGCGCAGCAGAAAGCCGAAAGGTTCAACGACGCGGCGCAAAGCGGAAATGGTGCCCTTCTGACGGTGAACCAGCCAGGAGGCTTTAATCACCTGCCGTTTAGTCTGTTCTGACCAGTTCTTATCCCAGCGGTCAACAGACAGCGCCCAGGCGAGATAAGGCAGAAGATCAGCCGGACATTCGTCCGGGTTCCACAGCTTGCGCAGGTCAACAGGAATATCGGTAAGCCGTTCCGTCACCTTCTCCGTACTGCGCATAAAACCGCTGGCCGAAGGCGGCAGCATGTTGTTATTCATCTGTGCCCCCGGTCTCGATCGTGAAGGACTCACACCGCGCCGCCTGCGTATCGGCGATCACAATATCGCTGGCAGGCTCCAGCAGTTCCACCCTCTGCACGCCCTGAACATGCAGCGCCGCCATAATGGCTGAGCGGGCAACGTCACGGCCAATCTTGCCCTGCTGATTCAGCCAGGACTGAAGCGCGTCCTGCGCGGCGGTATGGATTGGTTCAGACTCCGGGCCGGGGTAGAAATACAGCAGCGCATTGATCTGATAATTCACTATCTCCGCTGCCTGAACGGTCAGACGATCGGCAACGGGGCGCTTATCGTCAGCAGACAGCGCTTTATCCACCGTCGCCAGCAATTCCGCACTGGCAGTGCCGTCGCCTTCGGTGGACAGCACAGAGACCACCACCACGGCAGGCGACGGGCTGATCGCTTTGGCGTCCGCCACTTTGCCGCTGGCACTTTTGGCAAAATATTCATATGCACCGGTTGGCCCCGCCACGCTTAGCCCTTCAAACGCAGCCTGCGCCCGCAAACGCAGTGCGGTATCACTTTCCGTTACCGCGTCAGTAGTTGCCGTCTCCGGGGTGATGATCAGGCGTTCGGTGTTCAGGTTGCCCGCGAGATTATCAAGATCGGACGATACGGCATGGCTCAACATGCACGCCGCCGCGCCATCATTAATCCGCTGCCTGAGCATCATTTCACGGTAGGCAACCACCTGGGCGATCACGTTCAGCGGTTCGGATTCCAGCTCCAGCGCGGCGGCAACAGAAGCCTGCTGTTCCTGCGGGAATGCCGCCAGCATGACGGCTTTGACCTCGCTGAGAATGACTTCAAAGTCCAGCACTTCGATAATTTGCGGCTGCGGTAGCTGCGATAAATCAACTGTTGCCATTGCTGCCACTCCTGAGCGTAAGCGCAGTGCCTGCCGTCTGCATGGTTTCGGTAATAATGCCGACCAGTTCAGCGGTGACAGCGCCATCCTTTGAATAACTGATATTGATGCCGTTCAGGGCAATACGCGACTCCCACATCGTCAGGGCGATCACCGCCGCACTCATACATTGCAGGCGCGTCACTTCGTTTTGCGGTTCATCCAGCAGATCGGGGATCATGCTGCCGTAATCCCGGCGCATCACCCGGCTTGCCAGCGGCGTGGTCAGTATGTCGCGTACTGAATTCCACAGCTGATCGGTATCGGTAAGCTGGCCCGTGCCGTCCGGGTTCATCCCGGTATAACGAACAGTCATAGCGGTGCCCCTGTAGTGCCGCCGCTGTCGCCAGGGTGTTTGTGCGAGTGCAGGACTTTGCCGTTAGACGAAAGCGATCCGCCAGAATGAGTCACATCACCCTTCATCGTGCCACCTTCCGTCAGTTCGAACGTCCGCGCTTTCAGATGATCGGTGCATTCTACAACCGGCGTTTCAAGCGTGACGCTGACAGAGGCTTTGATATGTGCGGTTTTCATGCCCTGCGCTTCCAGCGCGCTGGCCTCTGCGTCATAGCGAAAAGAGGCACCGTCTGGCGCTGTCAGCACAATCTCTTTCAGGCTGCTGCCCGGTGCAGGATGGTCACTGCTGTAGAGACTGCCGATAATGACCGCCGTTTCAGGGTTGCCACCGATACAGCCCAGCCAGACCTGCTCACCCACGGAAGGCGGCACCCAGATATTGAATGCCCCGGCGCGCGTGGTGTTCCAGCGCAGCCAGTCGGTCTGAAGCTCGCCGCTTTGCACGCGCACGCGCCAGCTCTCTTCATCAACGGCAATAACGACGCCGACGCGGAGGACATTTTCCAGCAGGCGGATCAGTTCAGCGCTCATCGTGCGGCACTCCCCAGGCTGTTAACCACCTGCTCCGTAATCATCCGCTCATCGCCAGCGGTAAAGCCCAGCAGCTCACGCACCGGATATTTAGCAAAAGCACCCGGCCCGACCTGATCGCGCTGGCCGTACTGGTGCACACGCGCAATACGCGCGGCCACGCCGTCATAACCCACGGAAGTACCGCCAGAATCAGCGCGCATTTTGAGAAAGCGATAACTGCGCAACCGCTGAAACATCGGCACCTTCTTCGCAGTGCTGCGGCGCACTGAGCGCGTATTGATCTCGATGTAACGCTCAATGTCGCTGCGGTAAAAGGTGCGAATATCGTTGCGCTCTTCATCAAAGCCGGTAATCGTTCGTCCGTATTTTCCCCGCCCACCGTGCCAGTTTTTGAGGCGGCGGATCTCTCCCTGCCAGACAAATACAATACCCTGCTGAGAACGCAGCACCCGGCGACGGCGGGCAGGGTATGGCGAACCTTCCGGGGTTTGCTGCGCTTTAATGCGCTGTTGCTGGCTCTTTCGCAGTGCCTGACCAACCGCGCGAGCGGTGCGAACACGTCCAGCCTGCGAGGTGCCCGCCAGTATGTCGCTGAATACCTGATCCAGCTCACGGAAGAGATCGTTACTCATGTGCGTCAGCCTCCCACGTCACGTCCTCAAAGATGGCGCTCCAGTCGCCGTCCGCTGACGGGATGCGTGGTTTAGGTTCCGGCAAATGCTCCGCGCAAGGAATACCGTTTGCATCCAGAGTGACCTTCACGCGCTCGCGCAGCGGCATTTCAAAAAGAATGTCGGCGGTGTCGTCGTTGTTGATAAGGGTCGTAAATTTAATGTTCCGGTTCTTCTCCGGGTTCAGCAGCAGATCGGGCTGGTTGTGCCAGAGCCATGCCATTAACGGCAACGTGAAATCATCAATATCACCGGCAAAATTCATCACAAACAGCACCAGGGTATAGCGGTACATAAATGACGGTGTTTCGCCGGTCGTCTCAATGTTCCCTTCTTCCACAAAAACGGTGAAGGCTTCAGGATTGGCCCTGCACCATTTGTTAGCGCGGGTCAGGGTCTCGCGCAGTGAGTCAGCTTTCAGCATGGTGATCCCTTTTTAACGCCCGAAACGTTCAATCACACCCGCAATGATCAGCAGGTAAATAAGCGTCCAGTACGGGTGAGCACTCAAGTAATCGAATAAGGTCATGGTGTGGCCCTCGCGTGGTCGGTCAGTCTTTTCAGACGGCGCAGATCGAGATCGGCTATCGCCGCCTTATCGGCGTTGCAGGTATCCAGCGCATCGCGCAGGCGATCACTCCAGATAGCTATCGCGCCCCACGTTACCGGGGCGGCCAGTTCCGGCGCTGGCGTTGCTGCCGTCAGGCTTTCCGGTACTGGTTCGTGCACGATTTTCATTTGCGGCTGCGGCGGTACGGTGTTGCAGGCTGTTACTGACAGAAGCAGGCACAACAGTACTGGCACACGTATCGTCTTTGATGGCATCGCGCATGTATTCACGTCGCTTTTCTCCCTGGGCGTTTCTTTGCTGTTCGGTTGCCCGCAACTGTGCAAGGACTTCGCGGGCGTCAGCAGTCAGCGCCCGCAGCTCTCCAAGCACCTCACCATTACTCTTCACCTCGCGGGAAAGTGCTTCATTGCGGACGGCGTCTTTACCGCGTTGATGTGTCTGCCAGAGCAGGCCACCAGAGGCCAGCGCCAGCAGCGCACATAAAATGGCTGTAATCTTCACTTTCCAGCCTCCACGTCACGCAGGCACCACGCCTTAAAATCCGTTCTCCGGTTAACCAGCCCCTGGCTGCGTTTACCGCCGCTGTTTACAAAGTCCGTCAGCCGGTTACACATCGCCTGCCATTCATGCGCCTGCGCCTTCTTCCAGATGGTCGTGCGCTGTTTTCGCTTCTGGCTGTCCGTGAACCACATCAGGCCAGTACACCCCACATTAAGACCGGCATCCGTCATGGCCTCAAAGGCGGACTGTGGCATATGCCCGCCTTCAAAATTCTGGTTAATACAGTTTTCAGCGTGCCGCATATCGTTAATCCATCGGCCAGCAATTTCGCTGTCGCTGTACTCCCGCTTCTCAACGCGCCCTGTCGAACCTATTCCGACCGTTAGCACGCCAGCCGTGCAGTAATACGGTGTGTTCCGGCAATCTTCCCAGCCAGCAATCTTTTGCTGACCTTCAGGCGTTGTGCGCAGTGCGCTTGGACTCAATGTGATACCCAGCGCAACAATGGCCGCGATAGAGCACTTTTTAATAAGTTGTTTCATCTTCCGGCTCATTCTGTTGCAGAAGGTCAAGCGCCCGACGTTCTGACTTACTCATTTTCCTGTGCGCTGCCTGCTCAAGGATCTGGTTAATCAGTTCGTTTCGACGCTTCTGCCCTCGTTCGATGCGGGCGCGATAGAGCCATCCGCGGGCACCAAAAACCATCCCGACAAGAAGACCGGCCAGCGCAATCTTTTCGCTCAGTGTCATGACGCCGATACTCGTGACCATCGCTGACATCGTGAATGTCAGCCAGTCATTCAGGCGCTGAAAGAAACTTAATCCCATAGCTGCACCATCTCCTGTGTCGCTTTGTGCGCGATTTCCGGCAGTTCAATCTCCTGACCGGCTTCAAGAAAAACCTGCTGACTCAGCCCGGGATTGGCAGATAACACTTTTTCAGTTACACCCTGCGTGGTGCCGTAGTGACGCCAGCAAAGCAAATCCACCGTATCCCCCTGCAATGCCTTAACTTTCATCAGCAAAGCTCCGCATAGAGGCGTGGCGTGTCGCGAATGTCGGCGATACTCCAGCGGGCATCCCGCCAGAGATCATCCCGTTGCAGGTCAAGTGCAGCGGCGTCTTTGTCGCCTTTCGCCGTGGTATCAACGTCGCGATAGCCTTCAAGTACCAGCGCCCTGGCAATCGAATAGACTGCGCGGCGGAAGCGGTACACCTTCACGTTTTCACCGTTGATAACCAGCTTTTCCGTATCACCTGACGGCAGGACTGAAGGCACATCTTCCAGCGTGTGAAAACCTGCTTTGATCTGACCGGCACGCCAGTCAAGCAACTGCGCGGTGACATGGGCTACCGCTTCCGTGGTGACGTGCATCAGCCTGGACGTAGTGATACCGCCAGTGATACGCGCGGCCAGACGGAGATCGGCCAGTTTAATCACCGGCCAGAAGTCCCCGGCGCTGACGGTGGTATCACCATCATCAACATCGGGCGTATCGCTGTCGGCAGGCAAAACGCGCTTATTTGCCACAAGGCTGCTCATGCGCTTATCTCCCATAAATCAGGCGGTGGGCGGGTGGTTAAAAGACCGTATACGGGCAGATATCCACCCGCGCCGCCTGTCGGACGGGGCCGAAGTCGTTAATTCTTTTTCTGGCTGGCAGGCTTGCGTTTTGTCGCTTTGCCTGTTGCCGTCTTAGTCGTGGTTGTACGCGCCGTCGCTTTACCTGCTGCGCTGGCGGTGGTGGTCTTTTCAGGAACAGGCTCCGCAGTACCCTCAGTTTTGTCGGTGCTGGCCGTATCGCATTCACCCGTGCCGCCATCCGCAGACAGCTTCTTAACTTCACGGGCAAGCGTGGCAATCTCTTTTTTCACCCCGGCGTTGGGATTGCGCGTCAGCGCCTCACGGAACAGCGCCAGCGCTTCCGCTTTGGTCGCGATATCAGTCGCACCACGGCGGGCAAGTGCACGGGCCTTGCACAACTTGGCGCGCACCACATCCGGCATATCACTGTCGGCGACAATTCCCGCCACTTCGTCAAGCACTGCGATACCGGACGACAAATCAGCGTCGGCATCAGCAGCCGCGAGCGTCAACAGTGGCTTGCTCATTTCTTCGGTCAGGAATGTTGCCGCTGTGCGGTTGAAGTTATCCGGCAGCGTCAGCCCGTGGCGCACCACATAACGCCCAAGCCTCATCGCAAGCGCATAATCACGACAATCAATCGCCCAGACCATCAGCCTGGTAATGACTTCATCCTGCCGTCCGTTGTCGCCGTCGAGCGTGCCTTCAATCCATCCCTCATATTCAGGCAGCATGGATTTTTTCATTTCGGCTTTGGTTTCTTCGGACTGCACGCCGCTGAGGCGGGACAAGTCCATACGCAGGCGATGCAGAATTTGCTCATGCGCGGTGCGCTGGATATCGGATTCTTCATCCGCCTGGCCCCGGCGTTCTGCCATGACCTTCTGAAAATGTCGTTGTGCCGGTGTTAACATCGTCACTTCTCCCCGTCATGGCGGGGCAATGCCCCGCCGCTTCTGTCACTCGCCTGCCGGTTCGGCCTGGGCGAACTGAATGCCGTCAATGAACGCAACATTGCCGTAGTCTTCAATGACGAAGTCATCGTTTGACGACTGATACGTTGCGACACGGTTGTATTCCGGCTCTTCTTTGATCGTCCGGCGCAGACCGCCACGCTGGTAGTACACCGACAGGTTTTTGAACGGCGTGATCAGCACGCCATTTACCTGGAAGTAAGGCGCGATAAAGGTCGGCATATTGCCTACGCGCTCCTGCGCGACAATAAGCTGACCGGCCAGCATTTCGGTATTCGGGTTGGTCTGGCTTAAGGCGTTGATGGCCGAGAAATTGCTGCTCGTCAGCAGGTCGCCCGCCAGAATCACCACGTTATCCGGGTTACGTTTGTGCCATTCATCCATCAGACTGTTTTTGGCGTCGTACACCGCAGCGCCAATGTTGCCGTAGGTACCTTTTGCGACAATCTTGTTATCTTCATCGCGCGAGGTGATCGTCACATTGGAAATGACGCGGTGCGGCGCTTCCTGGCGGATTTTTTCCAGCCAGCCAATGCCACAGTCCTGCAACAGCGGGTTAGCGGCACGGTCAGACGGGTCGCTGTACTTCACGCCGTTAAAGCCAATCATGATGCGGTCAAGCGACATCTGGCGGGCCATTGCCTTACTGATCAGCGGCTGGAACTCCGGCATGTGCGCCCACGCATCAAGCTGTTCATAGCTGATGCCGTAGTCATAGTTGACCTTGCGACACATGTAGTCGAACGGCTCCATTGAATGATTTGAGCCAGGGTTGCGACGACTGGTAACACTGTTGTTTACGCCAGCCATCGGGCCTTTGCTGCCGATCAGGACTTTCTGGCCGATCTGCTGGTTTACGCCAAACACATTAATTTTGCTCAGGAAAGAATCATCCTGCTGTGCGGCCTGTTCAAGGCGCTGCTGACGCGTCGGATCTACGGCAAATTTTGCAGCGACAGCGGCGGTTGATACGCCGTTGAGTTGTGCCTGCCGGGCGATGTACTGATCAAATAGCTGGCGGGTATTGTTATCCATGTTCTCTGCTCTCTTTGTGAATATCAGTAATCAGCCAGTTGCGCGTTAGCGCCACCGCTTGCGGGTTCCCGCTGGCTGAAATTGGCGTCTGTGCTTCCCAGCTTGCTGGTCAGCGCGGCAAGATCGGAGGTCAGCTTCTGGATGTCCTGGCTGTCCTGCTCGCGGGCGCGGCTCAGGTCATTAAAACTGTCCAGCAGATCGGCATGGGATTGGGCGACGTTCTCCACGGCGTCACGCACCTGGCTGAACTGCTCACCGTCAGATTTACGGCCTTTGCCGATAATCCCCATGATGCGCCCGAACCACTGCTTACCTTCATCGCTGCGCTGCTCGGCCAGTTCGATGATTTCTGCCTCAATGGCATCGGTGAACAGCGGGGCTTCACCCTGCTGATTGTTGAAGGACATAACCTGCTGACGCTGCTGCGCGGCAAATTTCAGGCGCTCGGTGCCGAGGCTGGCCGGGGTATCGGTCATCGCCAGCCCCATGACATACGCCTTGCCGTTAAGCGCAAACTGCGGATGCAGTTCAATGCTGGAGTAAATTTTCTTACCTTCTTCCGTCAGCTTCTTCATGCGCTCAGAAGGTTCGATCTCGGCGTAAAGCGCGGTGCGCCCGGCGAGCGGGCCTTCGCTGATATCTTCAGCACTCAGCGCCGTCACATCACCCATCGCGCCGAAATCACTGCCGGGGAACGGCGAAAGGTAGTGCTCCACGTTGACGCGTGCGCCGTACACGTCCGGGCTGTAGTTTGCTGCTGCATCACGAAGGTGCTCAGGGCGAATTTCACGCCCGTCAACGGTGGCACCGGAGACAGCAACGCGGAATTTCTTACGGGCTGGTTTAGCTGCGCTGGCCATGTCGATAATCCTGTTGAGTGGTTTCTGTACGGCCATGATGGCAGAGCGTAACCTGCTGTCTCAACGAGGTTTTGTTGTCGGAGGAAGGCCAGACCATAAAGGGGGCGATAGCGGGATCGCGCGCGGGGTAATCTTCACTCCATAAACGGTGGAGGGCAGATGATACAGGACGCTTTTGTACGTCAGAGGGCAAAACAACTTTACTGGCAGGGCTACCCGCCAGCGGAGATCGCGCGCCTGATGGGGATTAATCAGAACACAATTTACGCTTGGAAGAAACGCGATGAATGGGATGAAACGCCGCCCGTCCAGCGCGTCAGCCAGTCGATGGATGCGCGCCTCATCCAGCTTACGGACAAGAAAGACAAGACCGGGGGAGACTTCAAGGAGATTGACCTGCTGACCCGGCAACTGAAAAAGCTGTCTGACGGACAACCGGCAGGGGCTGGCGCGGGCAAAAAGCCACGCAAGCGCAAGCTGAAAAACCACTTCACCGAAGAACAGATCGTCGCGCTGCGGGAGAAAATACTTGATTCCCTTTCGTGGCATCAACGCGGCTGGTATGAGCAACGCCATCACCGAAACCGCATGATACTGAAGTCCCGCCAGATTGGCGCAACCTGGTACTTTGCACGCGAGGCGTTGCTTGATGCGCTGCGCGATGATGTGAAATACCCGTACCAGCGCAACCAGATATTTTTGTCTGCATCCCGCCGTCAGGCGCACCAGTTCAGGGGATTCATTCAGAAGATGGCTGAAGAGGTGGACGTTGAGCTTAAGGGCGGTGACAAAATCGTACTGAGTAACGGCGCAGAGCTGCATTTCCTCGGCACGTCCGCTGCAACAGCGCAGTCATATACGGGCAACCTGAAGTTTGACGAATTCTTCTGGGTCAGCAACTTCACCAACCTGCGAAAGGTTGCAGGTGCGATGGCAACGCTGAAGGGGCTGACGCGTACCTACTTTTCCACGCCGTCAGGCGAGACCCATGAGGCCTACCCGTTCTGGACGGGCGATCGCTGGAATGAGAAACGCCCGAAGGCACAGCGCAAAGCGTTTGATGTGGGCTGGAAAACGCTGAACAGCGGGCTGTTATGCCCGGATAAAACCTGGCGTCAGATTGTCACCCTGAAGGATGTGATAGACCACGGCTGGGAATATACCGACCTTGAAGAGATTCAGGATGAAAACAGCGAGGATGAATTCCGCAACCTGTACATGTGCGAGTTCGTGCGCGATGGCGAGTCAGCCTTCAACCTTAACGCACTGATTGGCTGCGGGGCAGATGGTTATGACGAATGGCCGGACTGGAAGCCTTTCGCGTCCAGGCCGATGGGTAATCGCCCGGTCTGGATAGGCTATGACGCCAACGGCAGCAGCGGCAACGGTGACAGCGGCGCGATTTGCGTTGTGGTTCCGCCACTGGTGCCGGGCGGTAAATTCCGTACGGTGGAAACAGAACAGGTGCGCGGCCTTGAATTTGAAGAGCAGGCGAAAGTTATCGAAAACTTCACCTTCAAATACAACGTTCAGCATGTCGGCATCGACGTGACGGGCGGTAATGGTGAAGCCGTTTACCAGATAGTGAAGAAGTTTTTCCCGATGGCGATGCCCTACACCATGTCAATGACGTCAAAGCGCGCCTTGGTGCTGAAAATGCTACAGCTGATCCGCGCCGGGCGATGGGAATATGACCGCAGCGAGCGCGCCCTGATCAACGCCTTTAACTCTGTTCGCAAGGTAAAGACGCCGGGCGGATTCATCACCTATGACACTGACCGCTCGCGCGGCGTCAGCCACGGGGATTTAGCCTGGGCGAATATGCTCGCCATTATTAACGAACCGCTGGGCCAGGAGAGTGGCAGCGGCGGGTTTGCTATGGAGTTCTGATGAAGAAGCGCACCTACAAAAACAATCACACTGCCAGCAGTGGCGGTGCCGGACAGCCTGATATTTCTGACGCGCTGAGAAGCGATCCGGCGCTCAGCGCCTTCACGTTTGACGGGCCATATTCAGTAACAGACGGCTATGATCTGCTGGACAGCATGTGCTGCGTCGATAATGGCCGGTACTACGAGACGCCAATAGACTGGAAAGGGTTAACCCGTGCGTTCGCACAGTCCCCGCTGCATCAGTCGGCGCTTTATTTCAAACGTAATGTGCTGACCGGGTGCTATATCCCTCACCCGTTACTCTCACGTCAGGCGTTCTCTGCGTTTGCACTGGACTGGTTTGTCTTCGGCAATGCCTATCTTGAGCGTCGGTCTAATCGCCTGGGAGACCCGCTCAAACTTAAGCATGTTCCGGCCCTGAACACGCGACGGGGAAGCGACCTTGATACCTACTGGTTTATCCGGCAGTGGAAGGATGAATACGAGTTCAAGGCGGGCGAAGTCTGCCACATCATGAACCCGGACATTCATCAGGAAATCTACGGTATGCCGGAATATATGGGGGCGCTACTGTCCGCCAGCCTGTCACATTCCGCCGATAAGTTCCGCAAACTCTATTACGATAACGGATCCCATGCCGGATGTATTCTCTATGTCGGTTCGGAGAAGGTGGATCAGGAAAGCATAAAGGTGGTGCAAAAGACGCTGTCACAGGCCAGAGGAAAAGGCTCCTTCAAAAACGTGCTGATCCACGCGCCGGGCGGCGGCAAGGATGGCGTGCAACTGTTGCCGTTCAGCCAGATATCGGCAAAGGATGAGTTTCTTAACATCAAATCAGCAACGCGCAACGATTTGCGCGACGCTCACCGCATCCCGCCGCAGCTGATGGGCGCAATGCCGGAAGGCAACGGCTCGCTAGGTGATGTTGAGAAGGCCGCGCGCGTCTTCGCCATCAACGAAATGTTGCCAGTGATGGAGGCAATGAAGGGCGTCAATGACTGGCTCGGTCAGGAAGTGATCCGCTTTAATCCCTACGCTCTGCTCAAAGACGAGTAACCCGCTCCACCCGCCGCACATCCTGCGGCGGTTCTCTTTCAGTAATTTTCAATCCCCGCATGACCGGCCACCTGATCACCACTCAGCGCAGCATTTAACCCCCTCACTCAGAGCGCATGAGCGCCATTCTGGCAGGCGCAATCTGCAATTTACCCCGCACACATCCAGAAGTGAGAAAACGCGCGGAGAAGGCGAAAAAGGCCGGAGAATGGCAATTAAAGGCATCACCTCCCGACCCTCCGTCGCGTGGGCTGTTCCCCCGTCACCTGCGCGCGACATTTGCTTCGTTTTTTGTGCATTTGCCGATCCGGGGGCAGACCTCGCCACCACAGGGCGGAAAGGGCATAAATAGCCTCAAAAAAATTGTGCAAATTTGTGCACTATTGTGCAACAGAGAAAGAAGGCCCGGAGGGAAGAAAAGCCGCCGTTAAAAGGCAGCTTCTCAGGTCAGTGGGGATTGATGGATAGTCGGCGCAAAACAGCAGCAACATCACCGCTGCTTAGTGACCCCGTCGCTGCGGATACGGTCAGTTCTTCCAGTTCATTACCTTCATCACGGATATCAATACCATTGCGCTTTAAAAAAGCCATCGCAACGAAAAAGGCGGTTCGCTTGTTGCCATCATTGAAGATATGACCACGCGAAATGGCGACGAGATACATCGCAGCGAGTTCGTGGATATCTTCAACGCCTTCATAGTAAAGCTGGTTCTGAACACGATAAATGATCGCCTCTGCTCTTCCCGGTTCTGGCATCCCCTGAACGCCTGGCAAAGCTGCAAGCAGACGATCATGAAACGCTATCACCTCCTGAGCGCTGATCCATTTCATCTGTCGGCCAGCGCCTTAATGGTACGACCGTGTCGCCCCATAATTTCGGCAAATTCAGCATCAAGCTTTGCTTCCTGCCACGCATTGAAATCATCGCGGCTGATAAGCACGGCAGCAGAGCCATCGCGGCGGGTTATTTCTACAGGTTCGCCAGCCGTAGCCGCTTCCATTACCTCAGCAATGTTTTGCCGGGCCTGAGATGTGGTATAGGTTCGCATATGACCTCCTTTGATGTACAAATTAAATGTACAACACAAACGTACAACACGCAACACCATCACCTGAGCCAGACTTATTTAGCATTGAGCGCCACGTTGTGGCGCTGGCGGACTCTTTGCCGCCCGCACCCGCAGAATCGCTATACCCGGCGTAACGCGTTACGCCAGCCATACCGATTGCCATAAAAACACGGTATCAATGACTGTCGCTTTCATCTTCAGCATTAGGCGCTTTTCTGGATTCAAAGTATTTCTTCTCTGCTGCTGCAACGCGCGCCTGGTGCTCAGGATAGTCGCGAAATACATCCGATACCGGCCAATCAACTGGCGGGATCACAGGCTCCGGGTTATTGCTGGTCTGCTTTTCATTTGAACGCGCCTGCTTTCGCTGTAATTCACGTTCTTCATGCGAGGACTCGCGATAATAAAGCCAACTCCGGTAATCGTCTTCCCGCTCAAAATCATCATCATGATACCTTCCCATGCAGCCCCCTGTTGATGAGCGCAACCTTAAGCCTTCCCAGAAGCGCGTCATTCTCCTGTTTTCTTTCTGCTTTTTGCCTTTGTTCGGCATCGTCACGACGCTGTTTGATTGCTGCCGTTCCGATCAACTTCGCCGTACATGCCAGACACAGCCCCTCGTTACCGAATGCCTTATCATCCGGGGTTAATTCAGCATTACAGTTCCTCGCCCTACAATATGACGCTTTGGTTTTTTCTACCAGATAGCCACCTTTCAGGTAAACCATCTGATCACCAAAAGACAGCGCAGCCCCACACCGAAGAGCATGAATATCAAGTTCCGATTTTATGCCCCATGCTGAAAGCTGATATTTAAGCGATTCCGTCAGTGGCACAGGCTTCACGGTACTGTTTTTACGGGTTGGCACTTCATTGCGGATAGCTGCGGCCACTTTCATGTAGTTTTCTGCCCGCGCCTGATCGACCTCATCACAATCTGACGCGGTTATAGCGCTGGCAAGCGACTCAAACACATCGGCAGGTGATTTTTGCCGTTCCGGTTTGAAGTTTCTGAGGCTTTCGTTGAGCCGTTTTTTCTGCTCGCGGGTCATTTGACCAATTTCATACTGTTCAGGCTCAACTGGTGGGGAATTGTCACCCCCTGATTTTGTATGTTTTTTAACCTCGGTACAGTTATTGACACGAGTCCTAGAGGGCGCGGACGCGCCCCGAAGGTCAAAATCAAAGTCAACGGCCTGCCCGGAGTCGTCTAAAACTTCCGGTTTCTTACGCACAATGCGGTAGGTATGCAGGCGGGTTTCAATGGGTGGGATGTGAACGGCTGGCATCACCAGGCCTTTGATAAGATCCAGATACTCGCCGTAATCATTCGGCTCGTCCTTCTGCTGGTACCAGATGCGCAACGGCAGATCACGGCGGGCAACCAGTGCCCCGCCCTGCAATTGGGTGTATTGCTGCCAGTCGCCAGCATCCGCAGCGCGGTGCAGCTCAGCAAATAGCGGGTTTATCTTGTCGGCCTGTTCCTGATTGCGGAACCGGCGCAACTCACGCCAGACCGATACCGGCGCGCCGCCCAAAAACTGAAACTGACGGATGCCCCAGCACGATGCCCACGCGGTAGCATGTTTTGACGTTTCTTTCAGCGGCCGACCGCTCTCGTCGTCGGTTTCACCGTCGAGCGCGTAGCCGTCAATATTCTTACTGATGTACTTCACCACGTAGCCGGTGGCGCTGCCGATTTCCTGATCGATCGGCTTCATATCAAAGCGCGGTTGATTACCGTGTTTTCCCTGCAACTCTTCCGCATCCTCGCGGGTTGCGTAGTCTTCCATTACTTCCAGCAGTTCAGCGGAATGTTCAGGCAAAGAGAACAGCAGACCGTGCCAGTGCGGCGTACCATCGTGGTGAGACTCCGCCACCCTCAGACCAAAGACGGGGATTTCACGGCGGGCCAGCTCAGCACGGATCTTTTGCCATACCCGGTTAAGGTAGCGCTGCGTTGCTCTGGGGCTGGCACCATTCCATTTGGCATTACGATGACCGAATACGGTATATGCGTGATATTTGGAAGGCGCAGTCAGAGTAAAAAACTGGCCTGCATAGCCGCTTTCGGTGGCAACTTTCTCAAAGCCGCCGATACGGGTCATAAGTTCAACGCGGCGCAATGCCGGGTTGGATATGCTCTTATCGATCTGCTCAATAAGCGAAATACGCTCTTTGGTGTCCTGGTCTTCCAGCTCAAGGCGGGCCATGATCGCGCGGCTGCGCTTGCGTCTGGCATCCCACTCATCAACGTGGTGCTTACTGCAATACGGTGCAGCGCCCCGCTTTACATCACCAAAGGCAATATGCAGGTGCTCACGCCAGCGGGTGGCGTACTTTTTCAGGTTACGGTGCCAGTAGCGATCATCCAGCATCTTGCTAATGCCGGTAGTAGCCTCATCAATAAACAGCGCCCCCCGGCAATACTTTGTCCAGCTCGGCGGCGTAAGAAAGAAAAGCCGCGCGAGGACAGCCGCTTCGGTGTAAAGGTATCCGGCATATTTACGATCACTTTGCGTCTCTACCGTTTCGTGAACTTCACTCAGCACAGACCGCATATAGATAGCGATATCCTGCGCCAGTAGCTCAACATCTTCCGGCGTGAAGTCCGGCAGGTGGTTAAAGCGCTCAACCAATCCATGCAGAGTGTTAAACGTGTGGTAAAGCGGGTTTAACCCTTTGAATGCTGTATCAGCCTGAGATTTAGCCTCATCGGTCATCGCAATAGCGTATTGCTCATTCACCATGTTGATAGGCGGCAGATCCCTGCGGATGATATCGCGCAGCGCCAGACGGGCGATGTGTCTGCCCTTCATGGTGTGAATGCTGTCAATGCGGGAGGCCAGACGCAGGCGAATAAAGCGAGGTAGCGGCGCAAGGGTAACTTTCACCCACGCCAAAAACTCCTGTTCTTGACCCAGCTCAACTAGATCAACAACGGGAGTCTTATCAACACAAATGGCAGCTTTTGGCTTCTGCCATTCGTAATCGTACCGGGTGGCGTCTGGTGCGCTACCCGGATACGGAGGGGGCGGAGTTGGGGCGCTGCGCCCACTTGCTGGGGCGCTCATCAGAACGGCAACTCATCATCAAAATCAGCGGTGTCATAACTCCACGTAACGGCGCGCCCTGGCTTAAATTTGTATGCTTCTTTAGCCGTATCGAATGTAAATTGATTACGAACATAGACCCCTTCACAGACGTCAAAAGCTTCAAATTCAACAACCCAAAAATCATGCAATTTCCAGCGGTCTAGGATGCGATCAACTGCCGCATAAACCGTGGCATAAGCATCAGTGCGAGCTAAATCAATAGCCATCCAAACGGGAAGATCGAGAGTGGTTTCCATGCTCATTCGCCCCCACTTGCCGGGCATCCTTCAACGATGCCCAAAGTGCCGATCACTTCTTTGGCCTTCTGGCGGTTGCTGGCGTCAGTGCTAACGGAGCGCTGCACGTCGATTTCATGCAGGCGGAAACGGTGGTAAATCTCGCGGGTGGTTTCGGTGTCACTGTTGGAAATGACAACCGGCGCGCCATATTTGCGGTTAACTTCCAGCAGCTCCGCCGCTAACTGGCGGTGGTGCTTCTCGGTGAATGGCTCAGTGTGGTATTGGGTGAAATTGGCGGTTTCGCTGGCAGGCAGGTACGGCGGATCGCAGTAGATGGCTTCATCTGTCCCAACCATCACTTTGAGGGTGTTTTGAAACGAGCTGCACAGGAAAATAGCTTTGGTGTCGTTGGCCTTCTCAGCGAACTGACGGATCTCCGCTTCCGGGAAGTAAGGCGCGGTTTTGTGCTGACCAAACGGCACGTTATAACCGCCGCTCTGGTTGTAACGCACCACGCCGTTGTAGCCGTGGCGGTTGAGGTACAGAAACAAAGCCGCGCGGGCCACATCAAGCAAGCCTTTTGTACCGTTGAAAATGCGGCGGTTCTGTAAGTATTCCTCTTTGGAATTGCCGGTCGCAAAGAGCGGGCGGGCAAGATCAATCACCAGCTCAGGATTGCTCTTCACCTCACGATAAAGGCGGATCAGATCCGGGTTAATATCCGCAAGAATATAGCGGCGATAATCGGTATTGAGGAACACGGAAGCGCCGCCAACAAAAGGCTCAACGAGGCAACCAGCCTTTGGTAAATGCGGCAGTAATTCAGGCATCACGCGGCTTTTGCCACCGGGCCATTTGAGTAGTGATCGAATCATCTTGCTTTCTCCTGAGTGCAGGAAGCCCGGCGCGGTGATGCGCCTGACTACTGGTTAATCATTCAGTGGTTAATTGACTACGCCATCCGGCGCGGGTGGTGGTGATTCGCGTAACGCCTGAATTTCAAGGCGTGGCGCAGCATGATCGGGAAACTCCCACGGCAACGCCGCAGCCAGCTCAGCAAGGCGCTTAATGCCCAACATCAGGCTCACTTTGTCCTGAGAGCTGAACTGTTCGAAAGGCATGGTGAGATGGGAATGAGTCAGCGACGGCAAATCTTTAAACCGCTGCGCAGCTTCGTTTGCCAGCAGGATGATCACCTTTTTCTGAGTCTCGCCCAGACGGTTGAAACGGCTCGCCGTGTCGTTGGCGCGGGAAACTGAAATGCTCGACTGCAAACGCGCGCGCTGCTGTAGGAACATTTGACGCCCGGATACTGGTTTTTCTTGTCCGATACTCATAATCCTATCCCCCATCGCTACTACTTATCAGGCGCACTACTCGCAAGTAATGCCTCGGTTAAGTGCCGGGTTTTAGCCATGCCCGGCGCATGGTTTTGTGGTAATTTCGTTATGCCGCCTTCCAGCAAGAAGCGAGCGGCATAACTACCCACCAACAAAAGGAAATAAAAAGTTGGAAGATGAAAAAATTATTGAACTCCTGAGTTCCGCCATTGAAGCCCTGGAATCCATAGATGCCAGACCAGCTAATAACAATGGGGTCTCGGAAACTATTCGCGATCTGGCGAATAAGATTCATAAGACTGCTTATGAGAAATATCCTCACACTGGTGGTGTCTGGGTGTTTTAATTATGTGTTCTGGCCTCCGATAGCATTACGGAGGCTTTTAATGTTTTCAGGGGTTAGTTCAATACTTACTACTAACGGACTTTTTATACACAGAGTCTTATTTCCATCCGTTGACGAAAATTGATTAATACCCGTGTGATCATAATGCTGTGGTACATCCCCCTGACTTACTCGTGCAATAAACGACCTAATTTCGGCAATGGTTTCAATATCTGCATCATCAGAGCATAATGCCACGCCGCACAAGTGGTGAAGGCTATGGCGCAACATAGTAATGGAGTAACCACCTGATGGAGACCCATGCTGATTACTCAGATGGTAGACATGAAGTATCTTATTTATTCTAGCTTCGTATTCTTCTTTCATTTTTATCTCCATGATTTTTAGTTTGCTTTCTCGCGTGTTCTTGGTGAGTAAATGCGCCATCACTTAATAAAGTGACTACAAGTAGAAAAAGTTTTATCTGTTACTTAATGACTAAAGCAGCTTTTTGAATAGCCTCGCTAAGGCACTAAATAAGCCTTTGTTTATCTTCTTCGTATAAACAAAAGGCTTACTCATACCCTTAATAAAACGTACCTTGTTAGGCTCCGGCTTAAAGAAGCGGCCGTCCGGGCATTCAATCCAGCCGCGCGTATTGCGGTAGTGCGTGACCTGGCAACCATGCTTTAACAGGCTGGCAAGTGATGGGGCGTTATCGTTCATATCGTGTACCTGCTACAGTTGCCTACGGGCTTTTAGTTCAACTTCTTCACGGCGGGCTTGATATTCTGCAAGCGCCTTAATTCTTTGCTGCTTTACTTTTTTACTCCGCAGGCGGATTAAAAATTGAATTAAAGACAAAACAAGAACAGCAAAGAGAGAAAGCCCGATAATCATTTCAACTTTCATGATTTCTTCCACTATTCAGCCGTTCAATTGTTCTCATTGCTTCAGCTAAGGCAAAGTCACGGCCATAGTAATTATCAATACCGCCGTTATCATCCCGCTTATTTATCAAATACGAATTGCTTCTGTTGAAAGCATTGCATGGTGATTTGCGGATAGTGAAGCCGTTAAAGACATAAACGTTTTTGCTTACCTGAACCAAACCCGGAATGCTTCCGGCATGTGTCCCATGTTGTAAATAGCGCTTTTTCATGTCTGATTTTCCCTATGCCCGGCCATGTGATAGCACATTGCGGCTATTACGCTTCAACACATTGTGTTTGTTTCCGGTGGTGCGTCGATAAGTGGCTTTGTCGCGCATTAGTCTGTCGATGTAATGCCTTTCTTCAGGGGTGACCAGTGCGCGGCAATGCGCTACAGCCTCCCAATATTCTTGAAGCATGATGAAACGTTTTGGGCGCTTTGAACCGGGCATTCCTTCGCGGTGAACTGGAATCTGCGCGCGATCCATCAGGTTGCGAACTGATTTGAGAGTACGTCCAGTGAGGTAGGCAAACTCGGCAGGGGTGACGTAGATCTGCGTTTGTAGTTCTTCGGTGTTCATGTCGCGAATGGCATCAGCTTGCGTTTGGGACATTTTGCAGATGCGCGCAACTCTGGCGCTGTCTAACGGGAACTGCCGTAAATGTTGAGATCCCGCGTTTAATTCGATTTCTCGTGATTCTGTCATTTGATAGACTCCCTGATTAGCCATTAAAGAGGCTTGCTGAGTCCTCTTTTGGTTGGGTCGCCACATGTGTTTGATGTGGAGTTTGGTTGAATTATGTGGAGATGTGCAAAATATGTCAATAACACAACAAGAGAAATTATCCCTAATCCGTTTTTCTGAGCGCTTATCAAAAAGGCAACTTACTGATTTAGTTGGGATAAATTACGCTACGTATCATGGATATGAGAGTGGAAAATCACGAATGACTTTAGATTCTGCGATCAAAATATTCGGGCACCCCAGATTTCATAAGTATCAAGAGTGGTTCTTATATGACCGCGTTGATCCAAGCCGAGGCCAGATAGCACCGGCTCTCGCACACAATGGGCCTGGAGAAACAAAATCAGACCTCTCCGGGAAACAGACTGGTTAACGATCTATAAGCATTACATTTTCACTATTTGTTACCAGGATAGTGAACTGACTATTGGAGGGATTTCTTATGTCCGTTAAGAAACTCGAAGATGGTCGCTATGAAGTGGATGTAAGGCCTAGGGGGCGCGACGGAAAGCGCATCCGTAGGAAGTTTGAACGCAAAGCTGAGGCACATGCTTTTGAGCGCAGCATCATTGCGAAGTACCAGAATCATGAATACCTGAACCGGCCAGCAGATAAACGACGCTTAAGCGAATTTATAGCGCTTTGGTGGCAACTTATCGGACGCAACAAGAGTTATGCAAATCGCCGTCTCAGTGCCGTTAATTGCATATGCACCGACATGGGGGATCCAATGATTTACCAGATTGATGCGAGAAGCCTGATTGATTACCGGGCCTATCGACTTGAACAAGGGATCAAAGCATCCACTATCAACCATGATCTGTTTGCCCTTAGTGGCATATTCAAATCAATGGCAGAGATTGACGAGTTCCATGGGGAAAACCCGGTAAGTGCGATCAAGGCACTGAAAGAGCCTAAAACCGAAATGACCTATCTGACACAAGAGGAAGTTGAATGTTTGCTGGGGATGACGGCGGGTGATTACTACCGTATAGCCGTTTTACTTTTAGCTACCGGTGCTCGTTGGGGTGAGGCTTATCAGCTTAAGGCTGAAAATATAGTCGGGAACCGTGTAATGTTCACTCTCACAAAAAATGGTGAACGGCGCGTTGTCCCGATCTCCGATGAGGTTGCTAGCATTGTTAAAAACCGCAAATCAGGGCGTTTATTCCGTGTTAGTTATAAAACGTTCCGCCTCCGGATGAAGGCTGCAAAACCTAACTTGCCAGATGGACAGGCGGCCCATGCTTTGCGGCACACTTTCGCAACGCACTTCATGATGAAGGGGGGCAACATTATTGCCTTACAGCGAATTTTGGGTCATGCGGACATTTCTCAAACGATGGTTTACGCACACTTCGCACCAGACTATTTGCTGGACGCTGTGAGCTATAATCCTCTCAGCGGCATGTCCACATTGTGTCCACACTCTGGAGGCAATGAGGGGGTTTTAAAGGCTAGTTGA